TTTGAAAATCCCCAATGATAAGTTCGTACTGGCGATCTCTCTGGATTAAGTCCATTAATCTTCCTCGGTATAAATATAGAAAAGATTGTAATACTGATCAATTGAGTCAGGATAAGCTTTATAGGGTTCACTGATAATATCTGCTTTCTCTTCCATCCAAATAAAACCAGTAAGGGGGAAGATTGCATAATCCAAAAACATTGGATAGTTAGGGACTAAAGCTTCACCAAGGATGATTGGATTATTGTCAGCGTCGTACAGATTTACAAAGTACAACTTAGCACGTTCATTATAGATAAACTCAAAAATATAGGAGTCACCTTGAAAGGCTATTGTGTAGGTATAATACGGATCGCTAAACAAAGGCATTGCTACATAATGATCAGCCATTTTCTTTAGCCTGTCTTAGTGGGTCAACGTCTTTGGGAGCTGTGCCTGCATCCGGTGTGCTATCTTGTTTACCTTTTGAAGCCTTACTAGATGCTTTCTTCTTCAAAGAGCTTTGAACATCTTTTGGGATAGCTGTTTTCTTCAGAAAAGCAAATGTAACTTGTTCAAAAGTAATATCACAATACAGACCATAGCCTGTGTTAGGATCTTCTTTAAAAGTAATCTTAGTCATTACTAGATTGTTGATTACTTTACGAAGCAGTGTATTGTCATACTCAAACAAACGCACAAGTTGAATACTTGGATCAAACTGCCCGGTCTTTTCGTTAAAGATAACACCAGCAGTAAGATCAATCAGAGCTTGTCGTATTTGTTCGATAAGATCAATTCGCTGATTATCTACTACCACATCTGGTGTGCTATCAGATAGGAACTGACCAAGACTGGCAGGAATAAACCTTTTTAAAACACTTTGATCTGTAGAGTTTACACTCACAGCATCAGGGGCTTGGTTACTGTTAAAGGGGGAATTTCCATCCAAATCTTGAATTAAGTAAGTACCTGTAGAGATATCTACACCTGTAATTACTGCACCAATTGTAAAAACTGGGTTATCTTTGATGTAGTGATCTGTGACGTTCCCTCCCGCATCAATGGGATGTCGTGTCACTTGACCTTTGTAGTTCTGAGTATACGAGGTAACAGCATCAAAATAGAGGAAACCCCCATTCTCAGTAGAGGAGTCACCCCAAGAAATAGCCAGTGACATAGGTGCTCCTTATTGTTTTACTGGGAATTGTACATTTACTTGATCAAAGGATTGTACAAACATATTAGCTACGGCTTCACCAATAGCTTGTGCTTGTTGGTCGGGGTCCATCCCCGTAAGAGTAGAGCCGTCAACATTAACAACTATATCAATTTGATTTTGAGTGGCTTGAGAGTTGTTATTAGTTACATTGGAGGTTTTTTCTAATGCTGACTGCTTATTAGTCTGCGAAAGCCCTTTGAACTCATCACTCATAGCATCGTTATAGAAATTAAAGTCTGCTCTAGATGAGGAAAGAGGGTCAAAATCCTGAGTCAAGAAATTATCTGAGATACCCTGTAACTGTTCTTTGTCTTTAACAACTTGTGCACCTCTACCATACTCATTGACAACATAGTCCCTGTACTGACTTGATTCGTCAACATTGAACGGTGCGGAGACATAAGCACTTGCCCCAGCCAAACTACCAGCCAACCCATAGGCGAAATTACTGAAGGGTCCAGTACCACGACTTGCAATATCTGCTTGTACAATATCTGCACTAGCCGAGGCATTATCATTCCATTGCTTAAAGCTAGCAACGGCTCCCATGATTCCTGCAATCTCTCTTGTGGTTGCCTCAATAGTTGGTAAGAAATTACCGAAAGTATCAGAAGGCTTAATTGCCATTATCTGATCCCACAAGGTTTTAATATCTTGCCAATCTTTTACAAGCTGACCTGTTTTATCAACACCAAGCCAGTCACCAATTAAGCTGTCCTTGCCCTCAAGTGCCCGAACAAATGACTGGGGCCACAGAAGTAAGTCATCCGCATATTTTGTAGCTTCATTAAAGCCTTCAGCAAGAATCCTTACTAGGTCACTGCTTTCACTTAGACCTGCGTTTAAGGTACGAAATATCCGAGCAAAACCCTCTTCTACACCAGCACCGGAAGCCAACACTGCCATATCATTTACAGAATTCTGATAACGGGCTTGTTCGGCTTGAGATGCCTGAGAAGCTGTACCAAGAGCACCACCTTGGTTGGCTCGCTGAGAAGCAACAGCACCAGCATAAGTCAAGATGTCGCTAGTAACTTTACCTTTTTTCATGTCTGCTAAGAGTTGTTGGATAGCTTCAGAACCAGTCTTGTTGCCGTTAATCTTAGCCTGATATGCTTGAGCAAACAATGCCGTACCACCGGGAAGTGCCTCAGCGATTTGGCCGGTTAACTCCTCAGACATCAACTTACCTTTACCGGCAACTTGGGACAAAGCACGGAACAGACGGTTCTGAGTAGTCTTATCAAGTTTGTTTACGCGAGCTAATTCAGCAAAGCCAGAGAATACTTTTTGACTCTCTTTCAAGCCAATACCTGAACCAGTAAGGCCAGAAATAAGTTTGTTATAATCTTGTGAAGCATCTAAGAAATTGAAGCCGATTCTTTGACCTTCGGACCTTAAGTACTGGAAGGATTCAGCACCCTGTGCTGCTGTACCACCAGCCTGCTGAACAACTGCTGACGTTTGAAGTTGGGCACTAACTACTTGTTGATTTCGTTCATTCAAGGCACCAAGGCCGTATCCACCAAGACCTAATGCAAGAGCTGGTCCATAGAATCCTGAAATACCTCTGCCAATTAGCCCACCACCTACAGCAGCACCAGCAACATGTCTTCCAGCCGTACTGCCCATATTATTCACATGGACATTTGGTCGGATGGTTGCACTTTGTCCAGCTATGCGAGATGCTTGAATAGTGGCTGCTGTCATCACACGGTTGAGATGCATTTGATCAACAGCAAACCTACTGATTTCAAAAGTAACTCGACTTGAAGCAATGTCAAGAGCGTTACCTAATGCCATATTTAAACGGCGTTGGTCTACATCAAAACTACCAAGAGATATGGTAATAGGTTTATTAGCAAACGTCCCTAATTTCTTAAGTCTGTTCTCAACATGATCAAGAGCTTTGTCAACTTTCTTGACAGATGCTGCGTCAAGGGAAAAACCGATTGATGAAAAATATCGAGCTATCTGCAATGTTTATTACTCCATCATTTCGGTTTATTTTTATCAGCTCGGGCTTTATCGACAGCTTGTTTTGTTAATGAATCGTGGATATCAAGGAGTTCTAACATTTTAAGCATTTGTCTAGTTGAGTACTTCCAATCCATCTCAGCAGCCAACTCAAGCCCACCTTTCTCATGCATCGCAATCCTATAGATGCTCCAATGTTGAGAGAAGGTCTTATCAATTTCTTTTTCTAGGGGTGTCGCCAATCTTCCCGACTCAGACTTTTCAGTTATTCTTCTGAATCGGGTGCCTGAAAAAGTTCTTCGAAGTTAAAATTCAGCACCTCTTTATAGAGCTTATTGAGATGTGCATAACGACGAGCAAAAGAAACATCAAAAGACCTCTCAGTAATTTGCATGTTGTCTTTGGAGACATAGTTACAGATGATTTGTTTCATCTGACTAAGATCAGCCTTACCTTCATCAATAGCTGCCTGATGTTTTTCAATAAACATCAAACCTTTGGTTGCAGGCATTGCTGTTACAAGATAATCAATATCGTCAACCGTAATAGTTGTTTGTTCTAGTACTTCAAATTTTGGAGCTGCCATTTACTTTATCTCAGAAATATAAATCAAAAAATGTTATCTATCAGATTACCAATTCCACTAATAGCGTCGTTCACAAGACCTGTTGTAGATTTTGCGTTGCCACCCAGTGTGTACGTGTTGGTAGTTTGCGCAAAGAATTCCCAATTACGGTACTCAAATTGCCCTGAGTAAACAACAGCTGGGAAACCTGTAATATAGGCTTCGTTACTAGAGAATACACCCCTACCTGAATTATCCTTCAGAGTAAGTGCAATCCTTGCTGTACCATTCTCTTCATCAGCAATGAGTATTGTTGATAACACATCATTACTCTGAGAAGTTTGCAACAACGAAATAGTTATTGTTGCAGAGAAGTCTTTGTTTGGAATGCGCGTGTTCTTGCCACGAATTCCTCTAATTACAGTAAAAGACTTTGCACTTCTGGTAATTGAGATGCTTTGCCAACCAGTTAATTGATAACCCCCAATAGTAAGGATTACATCTTTAGGGCTGTATGTATTTACCGTAAAACTGTTAGTCATCTGAGACTCCCTGTACGGTTGGTAGCACACCAGCAGCTAAGTTTAGTAAGTCTTGAAGAATATTACTTGCGTCCAAGTTGCTACCAATATTAACCACTGCTTGAGATGACCTAAGTATCCAAGTGCGACTATCAAAATTGGTGCTTTGAACCATACTTGGAATACCCTCAATCCAAGTACTAGATGAAAAGAAAAGATCTGACCCAGATAAGTCTTTTACTAATAAAGGAAACTTGGCTTTCTTTGTAAGCTCATCCAATAACCAGAGCTTTGAAAAAACATCGTTAGATTGAGAACCACGGTGAAAAGTTAGTGAAATTGTATATGTTTGACTGTTCGTATAAAGTCTAGAAATTTGTCCATCTGTTGTTTCTGTTGAGCCGAATGGTACTTTATCTTTAGTGATCGTAATGAATGTTCCGTCACTAAATCCGGTTAGAGGAATACCATAGGCAAGACAGTTAATATCTTCAGGACAATAGCTAGCAATTTCCATAAAATCTCCTTAAAATATTAGGGGCCTTTCAGCCCCTATTAGGCATTAAGGATTCAACCGCCAC